TGTAAAAACATTAGCTCTGTTTTACATTCCTGAATGATATTTATAATAAATTAAAATAAAATAGACCAAACATGGCAGAAACAATCATCTCCCCAGGTGTATTTGCAAGAGAAAACGACATTTCTTTTATCCAGCCTGCTCCAGTAGAAGCTGGTGCTGCAATTATCGGACCAGCAGTTAAGGGTCCTGTGGAAGAACCAACTATCGTAACATCTTATAATCAGTATGTACGTAACTTCGGTGAAACTTTCGTATCAGCATCAACTAAGCAAGAATATTTAACTTCTATTGCTGTTAAAAATTACTTCCAGCAAGGCGGTAGTTCAGTATTAGTAACTAGAGTAGTAACAGGATCATTTACACAAGCTACATCAACTCACGTATCAGCTTCTGTACAAGACAGTACACAACCTTTCGTTCTTAAGACATTAGGAAAAGGAGCATTATTTAACAACTCAACTTCTCTTACTAGTCCCGGAACAGAAATCGCAGGAAGCGGTGGAGCATTAGTATCTGGATCTGCAGACAATATCAGATGGGAAATCGCTAATAAAGATAATGCGAAAGGAACATTTTCATTATTGGTTAGAAGAGGGGATGATAGCCATAATAATAAAGTAGTATTAGAAACTTTCAATAATATTTCATTAGATCCTAATTCATCTAATTATATTGAAAAAGTAATCGGTACTCAATACAAAACTAAAGCTACCGACGGAAGTAAAACTTACGTTAAGACTGTAGGTGATTATGTAAATAAATCAAACTATATTTACGTATCAGCAGTTAACCTTCCAACAGTAGATTATTTACAAAATGACGGCACTACTGTAAATGTAGATGCAGCTGGAACTTCTTACTCAGCTTCATTACCGATCAACGAATCTGGTTCATTCTACAATGCAACTGGAACTAACGCAGTAGCAAGTGCTAATTATTTTGATAGTATTTCAAATACTAACGCACAAGGTTTAACATCTGGTAACTATACAGATGCTATTTCAATCTTAGATAATAAAGATGAATATATCTTTAACGTATTATCAACTCCTGGTTTAATTTATGAAAACTCAGATCAAGCAGGAGTATTAAATAGTGTGATTACTTTAGCAGAGTCTAGAGGAGATTGCATTGCAGTAGTAGATTTAGATAATTATGGATCTACTGTTAGCAACATTACAAGTACTGCAACAAGTTTAAATAGTTCTTATGCTTCTTCTTACTGGCCATGGGTACAAGTAGTATCAGCTACAGGAAGAAATGTATGGGCTCCAGCTTCAGTAGTTGTACCTGGAATATATGCATTTACAGATAATAGCTCAGCTCCTTGGTTTGCACCTGCTGGATTAGTAAGAGGTGGTATCGTTGGAGTTATTCAGGCAGAACAAAAGCTAACAAGAACTCAAAGAGATTCTCTATATGATGGTAAAGTTAACCCAATAGCTACTTTCCCTGGACAAGGTATTGCAGTATTTGGTCAGAAAACTTTACAAACTAAAGCATCAGCTTTAGATAGAGTAAATGTAAGAAGATTATTAATTCAACTTAAGAAATTCTTAGGGGATCAAGCTAGAAACTTAGTATTCGAACAAAATACTGTAGCAACTAGAAACAGATTCTTATCAGTGGTAAATCCTTACTTAGAATCAGTAGTACAAAGACAAGGTCTTTATGCTTTCAGAGTAGTAATGGACGACACTAATAACACAGCAGACGTTGTAGATAGAAATCAATTAGTAGGTCAAATCTTTATTCAGCCAGCTAAAACGGCAGAATTTATAGTACTAGACTTTACAGTTGAGCCAACTGGTGCAACATTTGCAGGATAAATTTAAAAACAAGATATTTATAATAAAGCATAAATAAAAATGGCAGTATTAGATCCTAACGAAATAATGTTTAAAGCCTTTGAACCAAAGGTACAGAACAGGTTTGTAATGTATATCGATAACATTCCTTCATTCATGGTGAAGAATGTAAAAGCTCCTACCTTTACCGATAACGTTATCAAATTAGACCACATAAATTCATATAGAAAAATCAGAGGTAAGAGAGAATGGGATGATATGACCATGACTCTTTACGATCCAGTAACTCCTTCTGGAGCACAAGCCGTAATGGAATGGGCTAGATTAGGTTACGAATCAGTAACTGGTAGAGCTGGATACTCAGATTTTTATAAAAAGGATCTTACTTTAAATATTTTAGGACCTGTAGGTGACATTGTAGGAGAATGGATCATTAAGGGAGCAATCTTATCAAACGGTGACTTTGGTCAATATGACTGGACTTCTGACGAAGCAGTTGAGATCTCAATCACTGTAGCAATGGACTACTGCGTACTAAACTACTAAAAATTTATATACCTAC